GAATGAGTATCAAATGTATATGAAGGTAGTTTTACTGTCTTAACTTCTAGCCCAAAATTAGTTCCATCAGATAAACCCACTGAATACGCAGCCGGGTTTATTTCAAAATACACATGGAATAAAAACTTAAATTTAGGTGCACGTTGATATGCATTAGGTACAAATGTCTTACTAGCGTGATAATAATCACGCAGGTAATCATTGCCAAAGAATCCTTGCGCGGCTCCTTTTAATAAGTCTTGAAAGAATCCTGACATGGATTAAAATTTCAATATAATCAATTAACCTGCCGTCTGACCAATACCAGTAACAATAGAGCCACCTAGAACTCGACCAAGTGTCGCGCCTACACCAGTAGCACTTGTTGTATTACCTGGAGTTGAAGCCTGAACAGCATTATCATAGCGAATTGTCAACGCAATTGTTACTACTTCGTTAGTAGCGTAGTTCAATGCACCATAGTTAGCTGTTTTTAAATAGCAACCATAGCATTCCCAAGTTTCTAGTATTACAGGAACACTAGTACCATTGCCACCGTCTAATATTTCAATATTTGTTTGAAATTTGTAATCTTGACCAGTAGCAGCCGATGCCTGCTCAACCATATCCAATTGCTTTTGAATTTGTTGACCAACCAACTTAGAGACATTACCTTGGGCATCATCTCTGATGTTGACTGTCAATTCATTCCAACTATGCTTACCTGCCAAATATAATGTTGAATTATAAATTGGTATAGTAATTTCTTCAAAATTAATTTGAGGTCTGTTAATATCCATTACTTGTTTTGTCAATTCAACGGTACTTCCACCTGTACCGATATTCAGAAAACTAACTCTGAAACGATATTGTAGTTTGGGCATCAACAAACCCTGGTTTCCACCGGCGTTGTCTGACGCTACTGTCATGTTGAACAATGATTGTGAGGCTGTTGCCATTTTTTAATCTCCTGTATCTTTATTTATCTTTAACATTGAATACCCCTTTCGGGGTATTCTTTATGCTGTTGCTTGTATCTCACCTGTGTTTAGAACACGTACTGGGATGTAAATGAATTCAGCCGCTTTTACTGGCTCAATTGCAACGTCAACCCATAATTCGTTTCTATCAATTCTTGCTGGTGTGTTGTTTTGGTCATCACATTGTACAAGATAATCATAGATACCACGTTTAGCTACCAAATCAACCATCAATGTTTGAACAACACCTGCGATTTGATTACGTGTCAATGCATCATTTGGCTCAAATACAAACGGTCTTGCTGCCAATGTTAGTTGACGGCGTATGTAATTAACTAAACGTGCAACATTGGTTCTATCCAATGCACTTTGACTATTGTAGCTATTCTTGTTACCATAATTCAATAATCCTATACCAGTAAAGAATACTAGAGGATTGATGAAGTTAATGTATAACACATCACGAATACCTAAACGTGTCTTGATTGGCGTAAACTCACCAGTAGTACGATCCAAGTAACCAATGTTCAATGCATTGTCAATGTTACCTCTACGTGTACCTGCTGCCGCTAACCAAGGATAAGCGATGTTATCATTACGTAAGAATGTGCGTAACATCATGTGTGATGCTGGTACAACAACTTCATTACCATTCAAATCATTTGTAATTCCACTTGGATAGAATAGACCTAAATACGTATTACGTGTAACTAATCCTTCTTCACCTGTAGATACAGCGCCTGCATCGTTATTGGCCCAGGCTTGAATATCAGTAGCACTATCAGTTAGACCTAATGGTGTATCACCAATAATATAACCTGTTTCACCACGATCCGCATTCAATACAACCATGTTAGGTTGTAATTCTGGATAATTAGGAGTAGCCATTAAGTTGAAGTAATTATCTTCATCACGTATATCTGTGTTTGTATCAATTGCTGAACGCAATGATTGAACAACCATAGCACGTTGTGCTTGACGACCCATATATGGGCTACCGTCTGCTTTATTACCACTAACTGTTACCCATGCATCTGTTTGTTGAGGCAATGTTTCATCTGGGAAACTTGCGTTATTAAAATAGTTTACACGGAATTGTTTAACGTTATAACCTGAACGTCTTGTGTTAAACAACAACATACCCTGTGGATATAGTGCTGGATTAGGAGCATCTAAATCTAAGTAGTTACTTGTTAACAAGCTCTTGATTGTTGGTATAGGGTCATCAACTGGACTTGTAGTACCATTAGTTGCCCAACGTGCATCTAAGAATGTAACACCTGTTGAACTTACTTGGTCTGTGTTATTGATTAACACCCATTGATCTACACCTTGAACTGCTTCCCAACGACTGATTATTGGATATACTTCTAAATTACTTGTGTCTATCCATAAATCACCATAAGATAGTGCATCACCTGTACTTTGTGTAGTTGGTTCTGATGCAGATATGATAGGACCATTGATATCGGTTGTATTTGATCCAGATGATGAGGGAGCGCCAGTTGAATCATAGTTAGTATTTCTATAACCAATCCAAGCACCACCTTTTTGTACCATAACATCAACTTGGTCAACTACACTGTAGAACCAATTTGTATTATTTACGGGTGCAACTGCAGGTGCGCTGTCATTGCTAGTATAATAGAAATCAATCCAATTACTTAATTGAGTTCTATATCCAATACTAGTTTCTCCACTAGCATACGTAACTGCCGTAGCTGGGCCAGTTGAGCCGCCGCCTGAAATAGAAGCAACTATAACAGTTAAATCATTAACACCAGACTCACCGCCTATACTTGAACCATCAACAGTGATAGTATCACCTATAGCGTAACCACTACCTCCACCGGTTACTCCGTCACCTGTTAAGAAATATGCACCGGGCATTGCAGTAACACTTATTGTTGCGCCAGAACCAGAACCAGAAGTTGAGTCTTGTGGAGCAGTTGTGAATGATGCTGAACAACGAGGACCATATTTAACATTAGGCTGTGCATTTATTATAAATCCAGCTTCTGCTATGGCTCCATTTGATGTACCTACACCTTCAAATGAAGAATTTACAGTATCATCTAATATAATTTCACCACCTTCAGTATGTATTAATTGGATGGATCCTTCACTAGTTACTGATGCTGATGTATAAGGGATACCGGCTGCTGCCCATGCTGTTACAAAATCAGTAGCATCACTATTATCTGGAATTGTTACATTATAAGCACTACTTAAATTTGAACTTCCGGGCACACTTACATAAACATTCATATAATATGGACCAGCACTGAATGTTGGTTCAATATTATCACCTGTCACAATTGTAGCACCTAGGGCGGCACGTTCCCATATATATAAAGGACTAGTTTGTACAGAACCATTAAATGAATATTGTGCATATATAGTACCTACAGGTATTGCTTGACCACCAGTTGAATCAAGTGTAGTAATTGCAGTCCAATCACTTGTATACAATGATACTATCTTGTTAATCCAACTTGCTGTTGCTGAACTATATTTAGCCATGTCAGGTTGTAAACCATTACCAGCGGAACCTACTTTAAGCCATACTGCACCAGTTGGTTGAGGGGAAGCTTGACTTGAAGTCCATAATGGCATTTGAGCACTAGTTCCATATTGAATATGAGGCTGATTGAATCTAGTAGGAGAAATTCCCAAATCATCTAATACACCATCGCTTGATGATAATGTAAGATACGATGCGGCTGATGCCTGAAATTGATTTGAAAATATACATAATTTACCATCACGTACACTAGCTGACAAAGCAACCCAACCTAAATCATTAATTGCACCAGCAACACCTTCAACTGTAGCGTCTGACGGAACAGTGATTGTTGCTGTATATAATCCAGACATGCTGATATTAAATGTATCACCAACCATCAATGATGGATTAGAATTTGAACCTTGTACACACGGAATATCTAATCTCCAATCACTTGATCCTAATGAAACCCATGCATTTGATGTTGTTTTATAATAATATGTTTTCTCACCTCCGACAGGTGGACCATCGATGGCCATTGCATTTACTGCATAGTCACCAATATTTCCGATACTGTTTAACGGAACACCACTTATTAAATCAGTACTGTCGGTAATAATAATAGGTAATTGTAATACAAATTTGCCTGTAGTTGCATTAAATTCATATATGCCCCAAGTACTTGTAGTGGTGTCTAACCAATATGTGCCATTAGCAGGCGCGCCTGTTGGACGACCTGTTTGACCTACTAGACTTGCTAAATCAATGTCACAACGTAAAACGTAGCAACGATTAGTAACACCTAATAATGAATATGCCGCTAACAAACCATATTCGTTAAGTTCGTAACCTTGAATAGGTGTACCGTTTGTCGTTGTATA